TGGATAACAGGCTGTGGGCCGTTCTTATCTTGATAATTGCATCAGTAGTTGGTGTCGTATTTAAGGGGATGTTATAGTGCCATTGAGTGTGCCACAGAAAACGGTAGCAGATGATCTAAGTCGTTTTAAGGTATTGATTACTGGAAGACGATTTGGCAAGACCACTCTGGGCATTAGAGAGATATGCAAATCAGCATCCACAAAACCTGGTTCAATCAACTGGGCGGTGTGTCCATCATACAGAATGGCCAAGCAAATTTGGTGGGCAGAATTAAAGAAAAAATTAAATGAACTTAGATGGATTGAATCTACGAATGAAGCAGAACTTACGATCCGTCTTAAAAACAAATCCGTCATTGCCTTGAAGGGCTGTGACTCACCAGACTCACTTCGTGGCGTGGGACTTGATTTTGTTATATTTGATGAGTTCCAAGATTCGCCAAGGCAGGCCTGGACAGAAGTAATAAGACCTACACTATCTGACAAGAGGGGTAAGGCACTATTTTGTGGCACACCCAAGGGCGTAGGCTCCTGGAGTCACGAATTATTCACAAGAGCAATGACGGACTCAGATTGGCAGGCTTGGCAATACACAACCATTGATGGTGGCAATGTTCCAATGGAAGAAGTTGAAGCCGCAAAGAGAGATTTGCCACAAAAGATTTTTGAGCAGGAATACCTTGCAACATTCAACACATTTTCAGGTGTTGTTTATGATTTTGATTATAAGAAAAATGTCCATAAATTGGACGATCCACACACTGGAGTCATTTCAATAGGAATGGACTTCAACTGGGATCCCTTCTGCCTGGTTATAGCCCAGGTAAAAGGAAAAGAGATACATATATTTGACGAGATGCACATACCAGGATCAAGCACTGATGAAGTGTGTGAAGAGATCAAGGCAAGATATCCCCATTCAAGGGTGATTGTTTATCCTGATCCTGCGGCTCGCCAGAAAAGAACAAGTGCAGGAGGTAAAACTGATTACAGCATTCTTGTTAATGCTGGATTTACTGTTAAGGCACGACAATCTCATACTCCTGTGAGAGACCGTGTTAATGCCGTTAATGCTATGTTGAAGAATGCGGCTGGTGAAACGAAATTGTTCGTTGATCCAAAATGCAAACATACCATTGACAGTTTAACCAAACTAACCTACAAGGAAGGAACAACGCAGATTGAGAAGAATGGTTTTGAGCACCAAGCAGATGCAGTTGGCTATTTGGTTGATTACCTGTTCCCAGTCAAAACACACTATCCTGAGGTTGAGGAACCTTTAACTTGGGGCGTCGGAGTCAGGAGATATAACTAATGCCATTAGAAAACAGCAAAGATTTAAGACAAAAATTATTAACAACACATCCACAATATAAAAACTATGTGGATCGTTGGAAATTTCTAATTGATTCATATCAGGGTGGCAAGGACTATAGAGATGGCAAGTATCTCACTGCCTACCTTATGGAATCACAGGAACAGTATGAAACAAGATTGGATGATACTCCTTACGATAATCACTGCAAGGCAATCACCGCAATCTACAATTCATTCCTATTCAGAAAGCCACCAGAAAGAAATTATGGATCAATAGAAAATGATCCAGGATTGGACGCATTCCTTGAGGATGCGGATCTTGATGGTAGAACATTTGAAGCAGTGATGAGAGATGTTTCTACCTATGCAACGGTATATGGCAATGTATGGTGCATCGTGGATAAGCCACCAACCAATGCTTATACGAGAGCAGAAGAATTAGAACAGGGCATACGCCCTTACATTTCAATCGTAACACCAGAAAATGTATTGGACTGGCGTTATGAAAGATCAATGAGTGGTTATTACACACTCACATATCTAAAAGTTTATGAAGGACAGACCTCCGGGAGTGAATCGTTTAGGGTCTATACACCAGAAATGGTAACTGTCTATACAATGCACAAGAACGAAGCACATATTGAATATGAACTTCCTAATCCACTGGGCAAGGTGCCTGCGGTATGCGTGTATGGACAGAGATCCCCAATCAAGGGAATTGGTGTATCAGATGTAGGTGATGTGGCGGATATGAGCCGTGGAATATATCAGGAACTATCAGAAGTTCAACAGTTGGGAAGATTGACAAATCATCCTTCACTGGTTAAAACTGCTTCCACACAGGCATCAGCAGGTGCGGGTGCAATCATACAGATGCCAGAGGACCTACAGGCAGATCTAAAACCTTACCTACTTCAACCAGATGGCGGAAGCATACAAGGTTTCCTTGATTCAATGAAATCAAAGGTAGAAGCAATTGACAGAATGGCACATATGGGTGGCATCCGTTCAATAGAAACACGAAGATTATCAGGCGTTGCACTGGCAACTGAATTCCAATTATTAAATGCAAGGCTGGCTGAAAAAGCAGACAATCTTGAGATTGCTGAAGAACAGATTTGGAGATTGTATGCACAGTGGCAGGGTGCTGTATGGAATGGCAAGATAAAATATCCTGATTCATTCAACATCCAGGACAAGTATAACGATATGAATATGTTAAAACTTGCCAAGGAAGCACAACCTGAAAGCAAGGTAGTGAATAAAGTGATTGAAGAAAAAATGTTGGAACTGCTGGTTGATGAAGATGAGTATGAAGAATACTATGAGCAGATGGAACAGTTTGAACCCCACATTATGTATGGTCCAAATGGTGAAGTGGAATTAGCAAGAACCGAGCAGGAACATTTGGATCTTGCGGCAAGGGGTTATACACACGATAAACCAAATGGAGACGATGATGCCGAGGAAATTGGTTCCGGTGGATCTCAATGATCCTAAGGAATATGTGGAACCACCACTTGAAGAACTAATCAAGGAATTCTATTACAAGATTTCACCAACGAATTCTCACGATAGAATACTAGAACTTTTCAAGACCTATTTTCAGGAGAATGAAAAGTTTATGCACAAATATAATAAGGAAGCAGGCAAGAGATCAAGAAAGGCACTATTGGAATTGCATCATTTATGCAGGAAAAGGCGCAAGGAAATTCTTTCAGAATACCAAGGCGGTAAGAGAGACATATAAGGAGCAAATGTTATGGCTATGAAAAAGAAAAAAGCAAAAGGTCGTGGAAAACCAAAACCAAAACCTAGAGGCAGATAAGTGGAGTAAATACTTCACATCCATAAGAGGGGTGTGTCCTTGGAGTTACAGTGCTCACAAGAAAGGTGAAATAGACTTTCATTCCTATACCAAGGATTATACCCCTCTACCCTTAACCCACCAAGCAAGAATAGTTTTATGCCCAGGAAAGAAAATCCGTTGGTTAAAGAAAAGAGCATCATACTTTATGGAACTTGATCCCAAAAATGAATGGCTGTATTCACATCCAAACTATCCAAAGGGCACACACATACCCTGCCTAATACAGCAGGATCTTGCCCGTTTAGAATCACTTAGAACGCAATTTAACCAATAAGAGATAAATACTTGCGACAAACTGTTAGACAGGGGGGATACTCCACCCATCATAAATTATTCAAAGGAGGCTTTTTATGAATGAAGAACAGGTAACTGATACACCTGCTGTAGAAGACAAACAGGACTTCACTGCAGAAACACAGGAAACGAAGACTTTTACCCAAGAGGACCTCGACTCAATTGTTAAGGATAGGTTGGCTCGTGAGAGATCAAAACTACTTAAGAAATACGAGGGCGTGGATGTTGAAAAATACAATCAACTGATCACGGAACAGGAACAAAAGGAACAGGAAGAACAAGCCAAGAGAGGCGAGTTTGAAAAGATCCTTAAATCCACCGTTGAAAAGAAGGATGGTGTTATTTCACAACTACAACAAGAACTGCAAGGCATCAAGGTTGATGGCAATCTGCTTAATGCGGCTTCAAACCGTAAAGCAGTAAATCCACAACAGGTTGTTAGGCTGTTGAAGGACCAAATCCGTTTATCAGAAACGGGCGAGGTTGAAGTGCTGGATGACGGTGGATCCGCAAGATACACTGACAAAGGAACGGCAATGAGTGTTGATGATTTAGTTGAGGAATTCTTAACTTCTAATCCACATTTTAGAATTGCTAATCCAGGAGGCACAGGTTCAACAGGCAATGTTGCAGACACAAAGGGAACACCGGGTAAGTTTGATGTTAATAACTTGGATATGAACAATCCTAAGGATCGTGCATTATACAAGGAACATATGAAGTCCAAAGGTATTAGAATCTAAGGTTGATTCTAATTTAACATTTATAAGGAGCCCAAACAATGGCAAACGAAACAACCTCAACAACCCTAACGGGTCTGTTTAGTGACATCCAACAGGCTGCACTATTCACAATGCAAGAGAGAGGCTTTATGCGTCCTCTTGTTACTAACTTTAACCTTGTAGGCCAGCCAGGCAAACAAGCAAAAGTTGGTATCTATCCAACATTGGCAACTTCAGCATTAGTAAGTGGTGAAGGAACTGACGCAACTAACAACGCAATCACAGCCATCGAAAAAACTTTCGACACTGATGAAATTGCGGCATTGGTTACACTAACTGACACAGCAAGAGATTCTGCAGATGACAACACTGCGGCTTCAATTGGTCGTGTTATTGGTGAAACAATGGCTAAGAAAGTTGATGAAGACATTGCCGCATTGTTCTCTGGATTTGCAGGAACAGTGGGTGGATCAGGCACAGAATTAACTGCTGACCTAATCTTCCAAGCAGTGGCAACACTTCGTGGTAACTCAGTAATGGGACCATATGTTGGTGTATTCCACCCAGCACAAATGTATAACCTTAAGAAGCAATTAACTAATGCAGGTGCTTCAGCAATCAACCACAATTTAAGTGATGTTGGTAATGCGGCATTGGCAGAAGGCTTCGTGGGCAGAATCGCAGGCGTAGATCTATACGAATCAGCAGTAATATCTGGTGACTCTACAGGTGCTTACCTTGGCGCAATTATGACTCCACAGGCTATTGCTTACGCACTTAAGAAAGATATTTCTTTAGAAACTCAAAGAGATGCTTCTTTAAGAGCAACTGAAATCGTAGGTTCTATGACATACGCAGTAGGTGAGTTAATGGGTGGTTCTGGAACTCCAGAACACGGCATTGGTGTCTTAACTGACGCAGTAACTTCTAACTAATCACTGATTAGATAGACTGAGAAGGGGGTTCTTTTGGACCCCCTTTTCTTTTAAATACTATGTCTTCCAAAGACTGTCACGGTTTTAGAGGGCAGAGGACCACTGTGTAAAATCAGTGGTTCTCACTTATTATGATAAATAATACTGACTGGGAAGGACCCAGCAATTATTAAGACCCTAATGAAGGACATATAGGAGAAGCCAATGGCTTTTGCAACCATAAGTGATGTTAGAGAATTTGAACCTAACATTGATGAATACGGCATTCAAAATTTTGACGCACAATTAACCAAGGCTCAGGCTGATGTTGAAAGATACCTCAGAACGCATTGGTGGCCATCCCAACAGATTGGTAGATTTGATATTACAATCATTGGTGTCAATGCTGAAATGGATGCTAACAAACTTACAGAATCGCAATTGACAAGAGCAACCGTTTATTGCGCCTTGGGATATTACATATTCCCATTACTATCAAAATTTGAACCAGACTTGGATGTGTTCCAGGTTAAATTGGATTACTATAAGAAAATGTATGCCGAAGAAATCCAGGCAGTGATTGCTGATGGAGTGGAATACGACATTGATAGTTCAGGCGATATTACGGATGCTGAAAAGACTCCTCAGTATTTCCTTCGCCTACAAAGGTAAGGAAGTATGAGCAACAGAGAAGATTTCATAAACAACATCATTGATGTTCTCAAGGATATGAGAGATCCTAAACCAATCCTCATTACGAGAGAACCATTTGAACCTACCAAACTTGCAATTACACAATTTCCTGCCATATTAGTGCAATCAGGAAATGAAACCCGTGATGATAATTCAATGGGCGTGTTTAGACAGGGTCTTATTACATACACTATTAGAGGTTTTGTTCGTGGTCCAGAA